CGGATCCGAATCCGAATTGTAAGTAAGTTTCTGTGCCGTCATTTTCGAAAACAAACCTTCTAGGTACGGAAACAGGTCTTAAAAACTCACTTACTGTTTCCGAGTCTGTACCTTTGTTTGAAAAAGATTTATATACAACATTTTGAGCTAGATTTTCTACTTGAAAATATTCATTTCCATCCGAGTCTTCTACTGACAATATTTCAACAATATTTCTGTCAGAAAGGATAATTTTTCTAAATCTCTGATAGCTTCCTATAGTTTCTCTTGTTTCTTCAATGTTGCCAGAGATTATTTTTCCTTTTGCGCGGATAGCATAAAAGCTTGGAACGCCCGTTGATTCATCAATTCTTCCAGCCACTACTTCATTAGCAGGATTATCAAAGCGAACATCTTCGATTAAAATAAAATTATTACCATTTTGACTAGAAAAAGTAGAACCCTGTCTTAGAATAGGGGCGTAAGACATGTCTGGACCCAGACCAAAAAAATTAGCGGGAACTAATACATATAGCGAGATGATACCACTTGCAGTAGCGACTTGCTGATATTTGTATCCCATTTGCCTAGATAGATTAATGACATTTTTTCTTTCAATGGCTGTGGACAGGAATGATTCATTAGCTTGGTAATCTACATAAAAGGACATTACATCTCCAACGTAAGAAACCAGATCTAACATTAAAGAACCGAATGATGCGTCGTTAAAATCCTGATATACTTCTGGATAGTATCTTTTTGCATAATCGACTAGAGATTGCTTTATTGAATCAAAATCTCTAGAAGTATAATCTATTGGTGTTTTTCTCTTAGCCATTTAATTTTCCTCAAAAACCTTTTGCAGTAGCATCTTGCGGGGATAGATTAAGCACAAGCTTTCCGATATCCCTGACGGATGGTATAAAATATTCTATTGTTACTTGGTAAGCGTTTGATAAGTCTTTTCTCTCAAAAATTTCAATATTTGTAATTTCTATATAAGGTAAATATTTACCAACTTGAGAAAGAATTCTGTTTTGAATTACTCCAGAATTAAAGTTGCCTTCTTGTTGAAAAAGATATCGAGATATTCCCACTCCAAAATCAGGATTCATAATTCTTTCTCCGGGATTTGTTAAAACAAGCATCTTCAAATTTTGTTTCCCAACGGACCTAATACTTTTTAACAAGGTGTAATGTCCGTCTTCTGGACTATATTGAAGTGGTAATTTGGCAGAATATCCGAATGGCAACTTAAATTCTCTCCAGTGTGTTCACAATAAATCTTTTAGTATCGTTTAATATTTTCTCTCCTCCGGATATCCAATTCTCGACCGTTTTCCTGGGAAATATTCCAATCGGAGTGGGTTCTCCGGAAGTTAGAAAGGTACTAAACTCTTCATTGCAATAAATAGTTGTCAAAGACATTAAATTTTCAATATTCATCCCTCTATAATAAAAATTTAAAAAATCGGGTATTTCAGATAAGCCTTTTTTCATAGAATTTTCGTCATATTCATCGATTATTTTGTTAGATACGGGCTGATCTGATATTTCCTTTTCATACACAACTAGCGGAGACAAGAAATATTTTTCTGGTTCGGACTCGCTTATGTCCGAAATCAAAGTAAATGCCTTCTCTTGATTTCTCAAGTCTAAAGATATTTCTCCTTCGGATATTCCAGCTTTAGAAAACTCGTACACTGAAGAAATTCTTAGGCCGAAATGCCAGCTTGACCAGTTGTCGCTAATATTTCCGGCCACGTCGCTTGGCTTCGATTTTAAATATTCTTGAAAATCTGTCAGATTTTGAACTCCCGAAGGCAACCCATTCTTAGCACCTTTTAAGTCGATATATTTTTCCAATCTTAAGCCTATCATATCCGTACCAACGTTTTCAGTATCCGAAACAACATCTTGAGCCGGGCCTAGAACAGATTGGTTAAAAATATACTTACTGATAGTATTTGTAAGACTAATGGATGGAAATTTATTAGATTCGACATCGGCCATAGCTTTTTGGAACTCGCGTATATATTTTAGGGCTGTTGATTTTACAAAGAACTTGGCTACTGCTTCAATATCTTTTTCATTCTTTTCTAAGTTTTCTACTTTATTTCCTCTGTCGCCTCTGATCCATTTTTTTATATTCTGATTTAGGTTATCTATATTAGAAGAAATGCTTGATGGTAACGGAGGAATAATTTCTTGATTCGAAGCTATTATAGTTATTTGAACTAACTTTTCTAAGGTCTTTATATAGCCCCTATCGGTCGTAAATTCTTCTATTGTTTCAATAAATTTATCGTAAATATAACCACCCAATAAATCAAACTCATGGTACATTTCTGCACCAAAAGCTTCATAAATTGGCAAAGACTTTAATAGCATTTCTGATGTAACAGTATGTACTAATAATAAAAATGTTGCGTATGATAGAGAGGCTTCTTCTTTTGATTTGAGGGCGTTAAAGGGGGCATACTTATAATTCTCATCAAAATTATCCATTGTGCCATACAAATCTTTGGTGTCATTTATAATGCTTTCTTCGCCTAAAATATCAGAAATAAAACTTTCTTTGTCCTGTATAGAATCGTATATTTTATACCAGTTTGGCCCATAAGTTCTTTTTTCTAGCTTGGTTCTCATATCTGCAAAATAAATTTCTACGAGATCTTTTAGTACTCCATTTCTTATGAAATTGTCTGAAATTTTATTGTTAAGGCCGGCCCTCGTTAACGACTGATTTTTTAGTAAAAGTTCTTGAATTTTATTCGCACCAGTTTCAAAACTTCCAAATTCTATTTTGTTGGAAGCAGCTATTTCTTTATCTTCGGATAATTTTAATTTTCTTTGTTGATCTAAATAATCGATGGATCCTGATGGGAATTCTATAGAAACATTTGTCGAGCTTTTAAAAGGAGAATATGAAGTCGCAGTAAGTCTGGAATTTTGCATGCTTTCGATTGGTGGTCTTTTCTCTGCAGTTCCAAAAAAAGATGCGAATGACCTTCTGACTTCTCCGTTGCCATCCGAGTTAACGAGTATTAAATCAAAAAGACCTTGAGCATTATAAAGATCATTTTTATAATTTTTGGAAACTGTTTTTATTTTATTTTCAATCGTTGGCTTAAAAATCTCGCCCATTTCTTCAGCTATCCTTCCAAAAATCGGACCAGTTTTTGATTCAAACATTTCGGCAATTTGTCCAATGATAACACCTCTTGGATTACCCATAGTCTCTGCCGCAAAGCATATTTTATCTTTCTGAATATCTTTGAGAGTTTGTTTCATCTTTTCCACTTGTTCGGGGGTAATTTCGGGATTATTTCTATAATATCCTTCATCGAGAGACCCATCCTGCTCTCCACAATAAGATATGTTAAAAGGAACAGGCTGTTTTACAGATTCATAAAAATTATTTTCTACTTCCTGTACATCGAGCAACTGGGCTATTGATAAAAATAGCTGTTCGACATCAGCATGATTTTTTAGGAAAACACTTATGGGATCAGTGGCGACTAGGTTTAGTACACTGTCATACGTTGTTGGGCCGGCATTTCCGTTATATAATCTTATTTTATCATATCTACTCAAAGATGTCGAGCATTTTTTAAGAAATATATCGACGTTTTCTAAACTTAATTTATTTGTTTGTGAAGTTTGGCCGCTATTTTGATAAATTATCTCCCTAACGGCCTGATTTGTTTTTCTAAACTGTGGTGAAGTATCTCCACAATAAGAAGATATTCGAAATTGAATATCATTTTCTGACTGGAATAGGTCCGGAATATATTGATTTTGTTTAAAATAATCAGAATCAAAAGACGTACCTGCAGAAATTATTTCAAATATCTGCTGCATGCCTGATATTATGACGGATACAACTAGATTAATTATAACATTTTTAAGTTCTTCAATCAAAACTGTTGCAATAGAAGACGGTTTAAAAGCAAAGCTTGCGTTAGATTTTTGTAAATCTTGAAGCTTAGGCAAGCTGATTCTTTTTTGGCACCAATTTGCTTCAAAAGATAAATTTACGCCTGGTTGCGGTACTCGACATTTATTTAAAATACCTTTCGTCATATCCGTAAAGAAGCTCAACCAACCCATTTCATCCGGAAAAGTGTTTACTAAAACATTTAAAAGATCTCGTCCATCTATGGTACCGGCTACTGAATCTTTAAATGCTCGTAATCTAAAATCTATATCTGTATCCTGTTTTGATGTTGGTAATTTTAGAGTATACTTCTCATCTAAGGGATTATCAGTCCTCAATCCTTTCCTATAGTCAGGTGGTAGATACCCCCCAGTTGTCCATGGGAGTATAGTATCCCCTACAATTTTCCTATACTTTTCTAATATTTCGATGTTTTTACCAAACTGATCGACTCCTTCCCAAAACTTTTCTAATTTATCATTATCTAGATTTTTTACTGCGCACTTGGATAATTCATCTGCATATTCTTCTTCGTCTAAGTAAGCAAAGACCGTATTGATTACTAAAGATACTAAATCGCCCACGCCGCATACGCCCAGGCGATTTAGGACGTTAGTACCCAGATCATTTAAGGCTTTTTTTCCCTGATTGTCCGCTACCTTTTGAAGTACTTCCGGCAAATTGTTAAAAAAGCTGTCATTTACAGATAAGGTAAATTTATTGGCAAAGTTAGCTTTCTTACCAGATTCCCTTTCTAGTCTTGCATTTATCTTATTTAGTTCTTCCGGGGTTAGGCAAGGTGTAGAATATACGCTATTTAAAATTTCTTGTTGAAGAATTTTTACTGATTTTTTTGATATATTTTTAAGAGATTCATATTTTTTACTTACGTCATCATTATTTACTGACGAGGAAATTCCCTTATTTAAAGATCTGGCTCTTAAATTCGCAGAATTTTGTCTTAAATTTACCTCTTTTTGGATATATTTATTTATAATATCTTCATAAGTTGTAAAGCTGGAATGCACTTCCTTGTTTAATTCTGAAATATTATATAAAAATTCTACTGTTCTAGGTCTATTTTGAGGATATCCTTTTTTAAAATCTTCGAACAAGTATTTTATTTCCACTAGATCTATACCATCTATTAATTTTATGCACTCGATTTTATAATCTGAAGTGTATGAAATTTGTATTTGAGAGTACTTTTCTATATCCACATTATTGGACTCTATTAAAGAAGAAAGGTTTGATGATATCTCATATAAAGCGCCTGACTCTGTTAAGAAATCAATATTATAAAATTCTTTATTATTTTTTTTAAAAATATTAGAAACCATCTGTATTTGATAGTCTTGAAATTTTTCTGCCACATTCTTTATTTTACTGAAAAAAGTTTTTGAATCATAAATTAGATCCTCATAAGAGCTGGTATCTTTTTCGGACTTTTCTTTTAAGTTTTTTACTGAGCTTTCCGGAATTGATAATAATAATTTTTCTCTAGTATAGGGAACTGGTTCAATAAAATTAGACTCTAATTTTACCGACTCTATTAAATCGTCGATATTTTGCTCTTCTTTGTTCAGATTAGCTAAAACATTTTTTACAAAATTAGTATAATATTTTCTAGATTTTTCCAATAAGTCTTTTTCGGAAATCAAAAACTCATCTGCCAGTACTGTAGAAGTATAGATTTTATTTTTTGAATTATAAAAAATCTTATCAATTTTTGCTTTTGTCCAGTCTTGCGGAGATTCTGGGAATATTGGATTCATTAATTTGTCCTATTTAAATCGCTATTGATGTAAGAATCACCTAAAGATGTTAAATAATTAATCTCATCAAAAAGTAAATTTATTTTATTTGTAGTCCCATTAATTATGCCTTTAACGGTATTGTCGATAATGCTAAACGACAAACTAGCTAATAATTGCGGAGATGGGGCCGCGACTGGGCCAGTAAGTGGAGTGATAGCTACGGGGTGAGTGTGCGTTTGCAGTTGAATTAAAACTTGATTATGAACTTGTGCTAAATCTATCACTATGTCTGATAAAGCATTGATTCTTTGAACCATAGAAGTTAAAGTTTTTTCTAAATTATTGCCAAGAACTAATGGTTGTAGATTTTCTGTATATGTACCGGCTACCAGCTCTATTCCAGATCCAGATCTTATTTTACCACCTTTTGAGTTCCTTTCTCCATAAGAAGAAGTACATAATTTTATTCCGGTTCTACCTTTTAAAGCGATTGTATCGGCTTGAGCGCCTATTCCAGATCTTCCTTTTTGCCTTACATTATCGCCCTTTGGCATTGAAAAGTTATCTTCTAGATCAGTAGTCTCTGAAATATATAATCTGACTGCATCATATGTAAAATTATTGTTCACATAAATATCTGAGTTTTTCGATGCGTCTGGTATGCCATTCATCCTACCACAAACCATGTCAATGCTTGAGGCTGGTGTACCGAATGCCGAATACCCTGTTCCTGGACCCGAAGGGGAATCTTCGGTTAAATTAATGCAGCCGCTATAATTTTCTTTAGATATAATTTTGTCAGTTTCGAGGCTATTAAATTTAGCCAATTCTCTATATTTTGTTTTTCCATTTAAGCCCAAACTATTAACTCCCTCAAGAGGCAAGTTGTTTTGTTGAGTTTCGCTCATAAAAGATTCAGCGTTGGCATTAGTAAATATAGAAAATTCTCTTGGTAGTAATTTAAGTGTCATGGCCCCTCCTGCTGATTAGAGTTGTCATCTTGGGCTGGTTGTCCTGCTTCAGAAGTGTCAGTCTCTTTTCTATTTCTTTCCAGCTCTTCTTGTGTTCTAACTGGTCTGTAAGCTTGGATTGTTGACAAAGCGTTTTTAGAGAATATTTTCATTTTTGGATAATTAAAATGTAGGGGGTCCACCGCGCCGAGGGCCAATGCTCCACCGCGTTTCATATTTGGCCCGTCTTCTATTTTAAATTCGTCATAATCGAAGCCGGAGCCTGTTTTCTTCCGGACTCCTATCTCAAAATGTAAATGAGGGCCTGTTGTGCGTCCGGATCCTGGCCAGTTCCTGCCGCCGCCCATGAAACCTATAACATCGCCGGCTTTCACGAGGTCGCCGGCTTGGAGTCGGTTTACACTGTCTTTCAGCCCGACCCTTAATAAATGCATATAAGTCGTATGTACTTCTATCCCTTTTTCTTTAAGAGCTTCCGGGTAATCTTTCGCTTTAGCATGATTTATGGTTACATAGCATATATTAAGATTAGTGGGTTGATCCTGCGAAGGGGGTGGGGATACCTTACCATCAAGTTTAATGCGGGTTATTACTCCAGACTGAACTGCTACTATAGGGTATGGATCCGTTCGTGACGCTTTTAAATCTTGACCCTCGTGAAAAATTGGTATTCCTTCGGTGGGGTGAAGTCTTGGGCCAAAGTCGCTACCTTCTCCAGGTTTAGGTCTTATTTCACCACCCTCTTCCACTGTAGCTGCTTTGAATCTATTTTTTCCGATTGAAACCGTGGGCAATCCATCGTTACTCAGGATCGCACAAGGGTTGTAAATAGGGCTCCAATTAGCATCCAATACTTGACTGGTAAGGCTGCCGGGTGCGAAACTATTTTCGGGAGTGGGAGTAGGAAAAGTTGAAGTTCTGACATTGCTGTCCGCAAAGGTCTTGAATTTTGCGACAGACAATCTTCCATCTCTGGTTATAAATACTTCCGAAGACAATGCGGGTCTTGGGAAATTTTGGATGCCGCTTTTTTGGACATTTACAATCCTACCAGTATCTTGAGTTTGGTCTTCATAAAGTTGATCAATATAATTTCCCACACCGATGGATCCAGCCCTCTCAGGCTCAATTAATGAAGTTGTGTGCATTCCTTTCATAACTGCGCGCTGATAGTCATCAAAAGGTGATTCTCCATATTCCCAAGTAGGAGTTACAAAATAAGTTTTTGATTCTGCGTTTCTAGTGTATGCTTTTTTAAGAGGAATATTGGGTGCCTCATTTTTATCAGTCCGGTTCATATTATATACAACTTGCTCATAAGAATTTGCCTCTTCAATATCCACTACCAAGCAAGTTCTATTTTGTACTTTGTCTAACCTATCTTTATCTCTTCTGATCAGACTAGACAAAGTTTGTTGTGTGAAATCTGTTCCTGCCGATTCTCCTAAAATGGTATTAGTGTACCTATCCTGTTTTGCTTCCCAGGGATTCAAACTGCCTGGGATTTCGATTGCTCTTAATTCTTCAGCTTGTTGTTCTTTAGTTTTTTCATTAGACATCGGCATCTCCCTGCAAAAGATCGAAGATGTCTCTCTTATCATCAGCAGTCAATCCAGTTTCTTTTTTCTCTGCCCTCTTTAACAAAGTTGAAATCTTGACTAATTGCTCGTTGGATCTTTGCAGGGTTTCTACGTACTTGGCTGCGGTGATACCGACTTCTCTATGTCTTTCTTCACTTTTGCTCAAATAAACCATGACATCATCCAATAAACGCTTAGTAACATCCCTGTCTAAGCGGATATTGTTGATAGCCTCTTCTAGTATTTCATCTACTTTCTTTTTCATTTATCATAGATCCCCTCGATCCCATTTTGTTTTAAAGATACGATATTTCTTTCTCATTTTATTTAAAGAGTTTACAATTTGCTTGGTGTTAAGCCCAGTAATCTCTCTCATATACAGATAAATAGCTTTCTTATTAAAAATTTCGATATCGTCTGGAGATTCTAGTAATATTTTTATAGCTTCGAGTACTTTCTTTTCGTTTTCTTTTAATTTATCGGTGTCCCAATGACCAATCTCTGTCCATAGGTGAGCCCAGAATTCTTCTTTTTCGCGATCGTTGTCATATTCATTATGAACCGCAATGTGCTTCAGCTCTTGTTCTTTGGGAAGCTCGTCTATTTCAATTTCTCTAAGATTTTTCTTCTTATTTTTCTTTACTTTCTGAATAAACCAGTTCTTTGTTATAACTGAAAAATAAGAAAAAGCTTTCGAACCTTTATCAGGATTGAACTTTCCTAGAACAGTCATAAGCCAAATTTTACATTCTTCCCTCAATATATCAATATTGGGCAAAGTAGTGAATTTATAAGTAAAGACAATTTTGTCGACCATTTGATCGAAAGCGGGTTGCAAGAGGGTTACGTACAACTCTTCTCGCCTCCTCATTGGTGTAGATTCTAAACAATACTCTATAATAGCATCTTCATGCACTTGTGTAAAATATTTTTTAGAATTTTTACTTCTTCTGATCCTTCTTCTACGCTTCTTGGGACTCTTCGTCGAAGGTGATGCCGTCGTCATATTCTTCCTCATCTTGGAGTAGAAGGTCATATGATTCAAAAACTGCAATAATATCTATGGCATGTCTCAATAGATGCCTTAGTGTTTCATCTCCGTAGAATGATTCAAGCTCGTACACGCCTTTTAAATGACCTGTAAATCTTTTCATTATGACTGAAATTTCTTTTAATTCCTCATCATATTCAGCGATTTGCTTCAAACTCTTCCACGAAAACCACATAAAAAATACATTAATTGTTATTGATAACAATAGCATTAAAGATAATATTGCATAAATCATATGACCCACTCACCCTTTGTATTCTTGGCTCTTTAGCCTTTTCTTTTCATCTTGAATAGATTTTTTATTTTTTTCAATATATTCTTCCACAAAAGATCCAGTTTTTCTCTCGGCCTTCTGCTTTGTTTTTTCAATGTAAGTTGGGATACTAGGTACGCGAGTGAATGTGGGCGACTCGCATGCTATGCAGTCCTCCACAAGTTCAGTCATTGAGTGTAACAATTCAAAATAATCGTCGCACTCTTCGCAGTAATAATTATACCTCGGCATCTACCGACTCATCTCCTTCAGTATCAAATTCTAAAACCGGTGGATTTTCTACCACAAGTCCTTCATTGGTTTCAGTAAAAACAAACCCCTGTAGAACTGGTGTGATATCACTTTGTTCCATTAGAGATTTTTGCAGGGCGATCATAACAGCACCCAAAGCTTGATTTGACAATTGCATTTAGATAAACTCCTCTATTAAGTGTTATACCTATATTATAACACCCAATTCGAGAATTGTCAAGGAAAAACCTTGATTATTTTAAGTTTTTGTAAAACACTCTTTCAAACCAGTCTGCAAATCCACTTTGGGAACCCAGCCGGTTGTCTGCAATCTTTGTACACCTATTTCTGTGTGCCTTACATCACCCTTTCTTTCTGGTCCATATACCCACTCTACTTGATTATAAGTATCGACTATCTTTTTTATATCGTTTAGGCTGCATGTATCTCCATAGCCCACATCATACCATAGGTTATCCATCTTTTCTGCATTCTGCATGCACCATATATTCGCCGATACAACATCATCTACGTGCACAAAGTCTCTTGCCTGTTCACCATCTCCGTCTATCCTTAGTGACTTTCCTTCCTCTATCATTTGCATCCATGCAGAAACTACTGTAGAATACGATCCTCCGTATTCCTGATCTGCTGAATATACATTAAAATATCTCAAGCAGACACATTTAATATCGAATAGATCTTGATATAAACCGCACTCCATTTCTGAAATTAATTTATGTAAGCCATATGGAGATTTTGGTCCTTTTCCATCGCCGTAAATTGCCGAAGAAGATGA